TTGTATTACTTGAAATAAAGATTTTGTTTTAAGTAATTTGTTTCCATAAGCAAGTCTTTTTTCAAGTTTTTTAATTGCAGTTTTTAATTGTTTATTATTCATTATTTTTGTAATACAGCAGTTAATGTTCCAGTAAGTATTCCAGTCAATACTAACATGGCACCCATAAAAAATTGATTTTCTTCAATGGCACCAGCAGCAAAAAACATACTGAATACAAAAATCATAAAACTTATCATTGATATTTTGTCTTTCATAGTGTTTCCTTTCATTATTTTACTTTTATTATACCAGTTTCTTCGTATGCCTTATAGTCATTAATGATTTTATTAATAGCATTTTTCATATTAATGTCAATCATCTTTAAAAGAGTATTATCAACTTCAATAACTTCTTTTACGTTTTTGTTTATCTTACTGATTTGTCTATATGCAATGTTTCTAACAATTGCCATATTCATATTTGTGTTTTTGTTTTTCATATACTATTAATATACCGTATTTTTATGTAAAAATCAACAAAAAAATGGAATAATTGTCCGATTCTTCCGTAGCTAGTCGGTATTCTGGCACATAAAGAACAAAAGTAGAACAAAAATCGTTATAAATAGTAGAAAAACCATTAAAAAATGAGGAAATTATGGCAAAAATGCGTGAATTTCTGTTCTGGAACGAATCAGGACAAGAAGAAAAAAAAGAAAACACAAGTTTTAAGAAGGCTGTTAAGTCAGTCCAAGAAAATTTTAAGAATCAACTGATTGGATTTGAATATATTAGTAAAAAAGGCAAAAAAATCGTATCTTCAATACAATTACCACTTGGTAGAAAGAAAAAGATAGGTAGATAATGGCAAAATTAAGTAAAACGTTTGTAGCAAGAGAGAAAAATTATAAAAAAACATCACTAGGCAAGAAAAAACGAAGTGTTAAGTTTTCATCAATGAATAAATCTAAAAAACGTAGTTGGAAAGCGTATAACGGGCAAGGAAAATAGAAATATGGCCGTAAGAGAAGGAGATTTTTTAACTACAGGCCATGCTTGTACTGGAATTACCAATTTAGCGATTTCTTTAGTAAGAACAGTAAAGGCAAACGGTATTGTGGGTGCTGTACAAGGCACTCCTACAGTAGGACACCCAGCTCCACCTACTCCTATCTGTCCTGCTCACGTAGCTGCATTAAACAAAGGATCAACAAATGTGAAGATAGGTGGTATACCTTGGGGTCGTGTAACTGATAGTGCTGACGCAGGTGCAATGATTTCAGGATCCTTAAACGTTTTAGTAAACGGCAGATAATTCATATAAATATTGATATGGCCTACTCTAACTATGACGCTAGTACAACTAATAAAAGTAAAAGATCAAATAAAATCTATAGTGATTTAAATTTAAGTTTTACTAAAAATCCTGCAACTAAAGATGTTGCAAAGATATTTGATGTACAAGCAATTAAAAGAGCTGTTAAAAATATAATATTAACAAACAAATATGAAAGGCCTTTTAATTCAGATTTTGGGTGCAATTTAAGAGGGTTCTTATTTGAAAATATAACAGACCCTTTATTAGTAATAATAAAAGATAGAGTTGCTATGGCAATTGAAAAATATGAACCAAGAGTTTCAGTAGAAGATGTTGTGGTTCAAAATGACGAAGAAAACAATGGATTAAATATTATGGTTTCGTTTTTAATAAACGGCACCGAAGCACCAGTTTCAGTATCAACATTTTTACAAAGAGTAAGATAAAATGGCACAACATAGATTAGACATATCAGAATTAGATTTTGAAAGTATAAAAGGTTCACTTAAAAGATTTTTATCAAATCAAAACGAATTTAAAGATTACGACTTTGAAGGAAGTTCACTAGCAATTTTATTAGACTTACTTGCTTACAATACACACTACTTGGCTTACAATGCTAACTTTGTTGCCAACGAAATGTTTTTAGATACAGCACAATTAAGATCAAGTGTTGCGTCATTGGCTAAATTAGTAGGTTATACACCTAATTCTGCTAGAGCACCAATCGCTGATTTAAAATTAGTAATTAATGATGGTACAGGTTCATCAATAACAATTCCAGCGGGTACAAAATTTACATCAGCTGTGGATGGATTAACATATACATTTGTTTCAGTTGCTGATAAAACAATTCAACCTGTTGATGGTATTTACACAGCGCAAAGTTTAAATGTTTATGAAGGAACATATGTAACATATAATTATACTTACAATGCACAAGACATTGATCAAAGATTTTTAATACCAAGTGATAGAGCAGACTCAACAACAATTAAAGTTGTGGTACAAAATAGTTCTGCTGATGTAACACAAAATACATACACAAGAGCAACTTCAATTACAGAATTAGATGGAACATCAAAAGTTTTCTTTTTACAAGAAGCTGAAGATGGACAGTATGAAATTTATTTTGGTGATGGTGTAATTGGTAAATCTTTAGATGATGGTAACGTTATTAATATAAGTTATGTCGTAACAAACAAAACAGAAGCAAATGGTGCTACAGCATTTACTCTTGCAGGTTCTATTTCAGGATTTACAGACATTACTGTTACAGTAAATTCATCAGCACAAGGCGGCGCTGAACCAGAGTCATTACAAAGTATAAAACAAAATGCTTCAAGCTTTTATTCTTCACAAGATAGAGCTGTAACAATAGAAGATTATAAATCAAAAGTTAAACAGTTATATGCTAATACACAAGCAGTTTCTGCTTGGGGTGGTGAAAATGCTGAAACACCTTTTTATGGTCGAGTCTATATTTCTATTTTACCAACAAGTGGTTCTAATCTTACAGAGTCAACAAAGGCAAGAATAATAACAGACTTAAAAAAATATTCAGTAGCTTCAGTAACACCTGTAATTATTGATCCAGAAATTACAAATGTACTTTTAACGTCAACAGTTAAATTTGATGAAAAGGCAACCACAAAAACTGCTGATACTTTAAAATCAAATGTTATTACAACTTTAACAAATTACAATACAAACACTTTACAAACATTTGATACAATTTTTAGACATTCAAAATTAACAGGACTTATTGATGATACAGATGAAAGTATATTATCAAATATAACTACTGTTAGATTAAGAAAATCTTTTATACCTACAATTGGCAGTTCTACAAAATATACAATTAACTTTGCAAATGCATTATACAATCCACATTCTGGCCATGCTTCTGTTGAGGGTGGTATNTTATCATCAACAGGATTTAAAATAGATGGTGATACAACAAATGTTTGGTTCTTAGATGATGATGGACAAGGTAATGTTAGAAGATATAGAATGGATGGCTCAGTAAGAGCATATGGTAATAGTACACAAGGTACAATAAATTATTTAACTGGTCTTGTAGAGATAAATTCTTTAAATGTTTCTAATATAGAAAATGTTAGAGGTGCAGCTTCAACAGTTATCGAAGTAACAGTAAAACCAAATTCAAATGATTTAGTTCCAATACGAAATCAAATATTAGAAATTGATATTGCAAATAGTTCAGTTACAGTAGAAGCTGACACATTAGTAGGAGGCTCAGCAAACGCTGGTATAGGTTATACCACGACAAGTAGTTACTAAATGAAATGGCCGACTTTAAAAATAAAATATCAAATCTTTTAAACTCACAAGTACCTGATTTTGTACTTGAAGATCATCCACTATTTTTAGATTTTGTAAAGGCATATTATCAGTTGATGGAATCAGCTGAGATTACATTAACAAATATTGGAGATCCTGATCATCTTCAATTAGACAGTTCAGATAGTGTAACTAATTTTTTATTATTAGATGGAACAAATACAAATAAAGACGACTCTACAGATAGAATACTTTTAGAAGATACATCATACGGTGATTTTATAAATGGTGAAACAATTACAGGTGTCACTTCAGGTGCAACTGCTACAGTTTTAGTTGAAGACGTTGACGCAGGTTCTCGTTTATTTGTTACACATCAAAATAAATTTATAGAAGGTGAATTAATTACAGGTTCATCTTCAGGTGCTCAAGCCACTATAGGAAAATATAGAGCAAATCCAGTTCAAAACATACAACAACTTTTAGATTACGCTGATGTTGATAAAACTATATCAGGTTTTTTAACTAAGTTTAGAAATTCATTTTTAACTTCTATACCTGATACATTAGATGGTGATGTTAACAAAAGAAATCTAATTAAAAATATTAAATCACTTTATCAAGCAA